GGCCACGCCCCATGCTTACCTTGGGGATGTCCTCGACATTGGCTGGCGCCTTCTGCGGCTCCGGGGCCGGGGCGCTCTGGGTCGTCACTTCGGAGATAAGCTCAACCTTGTCCCGCAGGCTTGCTGGCACCTTGTCCGGGTTGTGGCGAAAATAACCCTCCACGAGGTCCTTATCCTCCCAGTCAAACACCTTGATTGGCACCCCGCCCGAAACGCAGTGGCCTGCAATCTGCCGCTCGGTTTTCTCGTTGCATGCCTTGACCAACTGCCACGGCGGAAACTCCAGCCCTGCCGCTTTTGCCAGACGGTCTAGGCGCAGCGTTTTACCATGGGCCTCGTGGCCCTTTGGGAAGTCCGTATTGATTAGTGCCATCTGGTTCCTCCTACCAGCTGTCTACGTGTCCGTAGTCGGATGAGTCCGACACAAACACACTCCGTGAACTCTCGACCTGCCTCTCCTCCGCTGATTGGAGCAGTTGCGCCAGTAGCTCCTCATACCGGCGCTGGTGGTCTCGATAATCGCTCTCTTCCTTCTGCTTCGCCTTTACCACGGCGTATGCAGGTAGAATGTCGTGAAAGTTGGCCGGTATGGATACGGGGATGTCGTAAAGTGAGCCGCTGATGCCCAACTCCCTGTATCTTGCCCCGCGGCTGACCTCGTCCTCTCGTCCTACGCCCCTGCGACGCATAACGGTCGGCGTTCCCGGTATAAACCGAATCCGAAGCTCGACGTTGCCGGACGGCAGGGGGTAGAGCGAGATGTTCATCGGCTCGTGACCCCACCATGTCCACCCGGCGACATTGGCCGGAGGCGTCCCGCCCTGCCTCGAGACAGAGCTTCGGTACGCCTCGAACTGGTTGTATGGCATGTAGCGGATGCGGGTGCCGTACTCGGTGCTGTCGCCCGTGATGTCAAAGATGCCCGCTATCTTGAGCGGGTCGTGGTCGATAGACAGAAGCCCGCCCGTGGTGTCGTCGGGGTCTGCGTCCCGAATGGCCATGAACCGAGAGCCCGAGGTATACGTGCCCGTCGCCTCAGTCACCAGCCATGGCGCCTCAATCTCTGCGAGCTTGGCGTAGATGTGCCGGTAAGCCTCATTGAGCCACTGGTTGACCTCATGCCTCGTCCAAAAGACACCACTCTCTGGGATATCATCCTCGACGAGGGGCTGGTCAAGGTCTCTTGCGACCTGTCGCCGAAGCTCGACTACGGTTGCCATTAGCGGATACTCCCGGCCACGTTCCAATTAGAGCGCCAGCCCGGACTCTCCCAGGCAGCCCGTGACGCCCGCCACATTTCGTTGTGGTCGATGCTGTCCCACGCCTGCCGCCGCCTCTCCCGAGTTTGGCGCTCTGCCACTTCCTCGTTGAACATCGAAAGGCTCTGGTGGTAGTCCCGCCACAGCTTTATCTTTGGCAGCCAGTGGGCCTTCAGGTAGGCCACCAACTCGCCGCAGTTGGCGGAAGTGCCCCAGGTGGGCGGAAGCAACTTCAACCCCCTGTCGCTGCCGCTCTCGCCCTGGACCAGAAGCCTCCAGCCACCAACCTCTACCCCCGGTGGCCTCGTGGACATCCCCCAGCCGGTCCACCACCGTGCCTTGGGGCGCCACTCTATCTTCAGGCGAGGGTCAATCTCTCTCATGCCGCGCAAAACGGTAGGGTCGGCCCGGTAGGCGAGCGTGACGCCTCCGTCCTTGATGTGCGTGGTCTTCCTCTGCTTCTTCTCGAAGAAGGACCCACGCGTGCTGCCGACACCCTGTATGCCCACGACACTCCTTGGAACTGCCGGGGAGCCGATAACGACCCCCCGGCAGCGTAAAATGACACCTAACCAGTTTGGTTAGAAGTCGTAGAGCCTTGCAGCCCCGATGCCGAATGCTTCGTCAGCACCACCAATGCGGACCATCTTGCCCAAAGCGTTGGGCTGGACAGCGCCGAGATTGGCGAACATGCGGAAGCTAAACTGCCACTGGTCCGTGTTGCCCGACTGGCGAAGGACGGAGCCGTCCTCCTCAATCATCTCGATGTCCCGAAGCACGTAGCTCTTCAGGGCGTCGAGGTTGAGCGAGTAGAGCCTGTCGTAGGGACACTCACGGTCAACAATGATGGGGATATCAGCATCTCCAGCATTGTATACGAGGGCGTCTGCCTTGAAGCCTCCGGGGAAGCTCTGCGGCACGAAACGCCTATCACCGACGAGCAGCTGCTGAATAGCGCCCTGCACCGAGCGGTGGGTCAGGAAGCAGTCGGGGTACATGCCCGAACGCTCCTCGACCTGATAGACGAGGTTCTGAAGGTCCGACTCGGTCAGCGCAGCGCCAGCCTTGTCGAGCACCGTACCGTGAGCAAACGAGTTCCCGGCTGTGGTGCGGTTTATCCCCTGGAGAATGTCCAGGTCGATGTTGCCAGCCGAGGCGTCGGCAGCCATCGTCGTGGTGTCGTCAATCAGGTGCTCCAGGCCGTTTAGCGCAACCTGGGTTGCCGCCGATACGGTCCCTCCTTGAGCGCCCTGAGCCAAGCCTCGGACCAGTAGGTCGTTGGTTGTGACGGCATCAGCGACGCCGGAGCAACTAAACGTGGTCCTGTCCGTCGCGGTAATGGACGCGGCCTCCGTGACGACATCAGTCACGCCAGCCCGAATGCCCCCGGTGCCAGGAATCATAAAGCTCATGGGAGAACCGGCGGAAAGATAGCGGGTTCCAAGCGACGAGATGACGTCGAGAGCTTGTGTTTGCTCCAGCGTTACCGTTACGTCGGCTGGTGCCGCTCCGGATGCGGGATTGGCAGAAAGGCGACCCAAGACCGCCGTAGGCAGAAGGTAGAAGTCGACGTTGAGGTCCTTCTTTGCATCAGCAATCAGACCATCGACCTCTGACCGAAACATCTGCTCGAAACCGCCAGCGTTCATCTCGGTGGACGCAGCGCCGAAGGCACTGACGCCGCCCGTGCCGTGATATTGTCGGCAGCCAATCGTGAAGTTGTTGTAGGTCTGGTTGCCAGCGGCCGGAATGTCGCCAGCCTCAGAGCCTGGCGCCGTTGAGCGGTTACGCCCAGTGCGGAGACCCTCGATGAAGCCAGAACCGCCCCACTGCTCTTTGCCGACTCGCTTTAGGAGCCCGAACAGAAGGGTTTCGTTGTTCAGCTGGTCCCTAATCTTGGGACCGTAGACCTGCTTAAGCAGCGCGGTGGCTGCTGCTGCGGTTTGAATAGCCATTTTCCTCTACCTCACTAACTAAAGAACCGCGAGAGGATGCCCTTGGTCTGGTCCTTTTCCCACTCCGCCCTGGCTGCCTTGTCGCCCCAGGACGGAGCCTGGGTGACGGGGTCGCCAGTGGGGGGTGCGGAAGTAGATACAGCCGAAACGGTAGCCTCTGCGACACGTTTTTTTTCGTCGGCCCAGGTCTGCTTTCTCTTGGCAGCCCGGTCTTGCTCAACCCTCAATCTCGTAGTGGCCTCTGCCTCGGCGTCAAAGCGTTGGTTTTGGCTCTGTGCGAGCATGTACCTCATAGAGAGGTACTCTTTGACGTCCGCAGGGTCTTCAAACCCCTTGGAGTCAACAGCCCGGTCGATAGACTCGATGGCGTTTTTGCTACGAAGCGCCTTCTCTGTCTGCTCTTGCCTTTCACGAAGCGTCCGCAACTCCCGGCGCATGACTTCCTCTGGGTCCTCCCAGACCGAGTCGTCTTGCACTGGTGCCTGCTCCGGCAGCCTCGTCTCCAGCATCTGCTCTACCCGCTCCATACGTCCGGTCTGTTCGAGGGCACGGCTTTCGAGTTCCCGAGCTCTCTCCTCGGCAGCCTGTCGTGCCTCGTTCACTTCCCTGAACCTGTCGTATGGAACCGGGCCGGGCGTATCGTCCCCGGCCGGCGTAGCATCGTTGACCTCTTCAACGGGTGCCATGGTTGTTGTGTCTTCGGGCATCTAGACCTCCCTACGTCGGCTTGGTATCGCGGTAGCCTTCCGCGTGACGCATCCTGCCGCCTTACGGCGACTCCCACCCCGAAAAGAGCGCCCATAACGCTGGGCAGCGAGGCTCATTTCGGACCACCCTGGAGGCCGCCCTGTGGTTCTGGTGGCAGGCCGGGTTCCCCCGGTCCACCGCCAGCGCCAGGAGGAGCAGGACCACCCCCAACACCACCAAGGGGCGACTCCGGCGTTGGTTGCACCGGACCCAGCCCTTGCTGTAGTGCCATCTCATGTTCAGCATAGTTTGATGCAATCGCTTGCATCGCTTCCGGGTTCTGCTTTGCGTCCTCCGACTGCAACCAGGCCCGGTGGATTTGCATGTGAAGTACGTGGTCCTCCCACGGCATAGCTTGCACAGGCTCACCCCGTTTCGCTTCAATGTGCTCTTGGTACGCTTGATTTCTGTCGGCGATGTCTGGCGTCAGCCGGTCTGTTGCGACCGGGATGTCCAGCATGCGGAAGAGCCGATTTCGCATCAACTTCCCGTCTTCGCCGGTAAACAGCATCGGCGCTCGCTGCAAAAGCTCCAGCACCGTATCCTGCTGGGCTGCCTTCGAGCGTGGAATCATTGCGCCGTGCTCTATGGTCACGTCCATGACCCGGTCCACGTCAGCCTTACTGATATGGTGGACCTCTGGCTTGCTGTCACGGCCAAGGATGCGGATGGTGCGGTCCTCTCCGTAGAATCGCTGCACAAGGTGCAGGACAAGACGGCCAGCTGCCTTCAGCGCCGACTCGGTCTGTAGGGCCAGCGGCACAAAGCGGCGCATCCCAGCCTCCTGCAAGAAGGCAATCGAGCGCCCCGAGCGAACATTGGGCGGGTTCTGACCCACGAGGGGGTCGTTCACGCCGCTGATGTTCTGCATGTGATTCATCGCCAGCGACATGATTTGCGGGTGAATCGTCGGTGGCGGGGGCGGTGGGACGGCCTGAACCACCGAACCGGGGGCCTTGAACAGCACCTCTCCCGGTCGGTCGTTGATGGCGGTCTCTTTGATGCCGGAGCCCTTGTCCACAATCCACTTCGGATTGCCCATGAGATTCATTATCTCGTGGAACCTGGAGATGGCCCGGTTGTGCATCGCCTGCAATGGTCGCAGGTGCTTCACGTAGCCATCTGCCCAGAAGCGACCATGCACCTTGATGGCCGGGAAGTGAACGTAAGGGAACCTGCCGCCGTAGGGGTTATCTCTGGCGTCAAGGGTCATGCCGCCCGCAACCGTAATCACCCGCCCGCTGGGATGCTTCTTCGAGGGTGCTTCCCAGAACTCGAGAACCCTCACCCGGCTCTTGAAGTCGTCGCTGATGCTGTTCGCAGAGCCAGAGTCGAAGCGCAGGTGCTGCTCGTAGTTGTAGTACTCCTGCGGCCCCACGTCCGGGTTGATTTTATCAACCTTGGCTCCGAACTTGTCCCGCAGCACGTCCATGTGGACGAAGCTCTCCTGGCAGACCCACCGGGCCTCGGAGAGACTGCGAGCCACCGTGTCGACGTGCATCGAAAACGGACTGACCACCTGGACGCTGACGTCTCCGGTAAAGACCGTCTCTTCGGTGGGCTCTGCGCCAAGGGGCATGAAGAAGTCGTCCATCTGGGCTTCGTCGCCCTTGGGCTCCTCGGCCTTTGGCGCGTCCTTCGCCCCGGCTACGTCGCTACCTACCGGCAGCGGCACCTGAACCGGCACCCCGGCGTTGGCGTCCCACGACACCCGCCAGAAGCCGTTGCCCGTCACGAGCGCAGCATCTAGGGCGTCTCCGAGCTTGTCGGTGAGGTCCAGCCTGTCCCAGTGGTAGATGAGCAGCGCCTCGAAGCCGAGCGCGGCGAGAACGTCGCCCTCTTCCTCGGTGCGAGCCATCGCCCGGAATGCCGGGATGCGCTCTGTGAGCAGAGCTCGCTGCATCGTAATCTGCGGCAGGGTCTGATTGTCGGTGAGGCGCACACGCCACGGTAAAGCGGGTCTTCGCCTCATGCGGCGGGCACCTGGGTCCCAGTAGGTCCATTGGTCGCCACGCACAAATGCAACGGCGTCGTACCACTCCCAGCGGGACGACTGTTGAATCTGCTTGGACTCTGCGACGTGGTTCATCACCTCCGCCGCAACGTCGTCCGCAGCCTCCGTTCGCTTCCTTATGCGCGTGACGTTACTGGCCACTCTAGTTTAGCCCCAGTCTGCTGTTCCATGCCTCAACGTCGTCATCGTCCTCCGGGTCGAGCCCGACCTGAACCATGGCCGCACGAGCCATTGCCACATCGCCAGCAAAGCCCTGGCGCTGCTGCTCGCTCAACTCCTCGGACAGCAACACCTCGATGGCGTCAACCTGCGTCTGGGCGACCCGAGACGACTCCCTGATGGCGTCTGCGTGGGCTACCTCCACCGCAGACTCCGCCCGGTACCGCTCAAGCACGCCCAGAAGCATGGCGTGGTCCTGCTCCCTCTGAAGAGGGGTCTGCGAGACTACACGCCAGACGATTAGAACAAGGCTTGCCGAGAGGAAGGCGACGCAAGCCGCCATAACCTCCAAACCCATTAGGGCTTGCCGGAAGTCTTGACAGCGCCGCTGTACTTGCCAACGCCCTTGCCAGTCCCGCCGCCCAGGGCCGGACTGTTGCTGCCGCTTGAGTACTTCTTCTGGGTGGAATCGGTACCGGGGCTCTTTGCTGGGAACGTCCGGCTGCTATTCTTACCTTTGCCGTAGGCCATCTGCCTTCTCCTTGTCTAAAACATCGACCCGAGGACGTCGTGAGACCCCTCGGACCAGTCCGAGAAAATGGGGCGGGAACGGAATGGATTTTTCTCCTTCCGCCCGCCATTGTTTTCAGTCTTACTGACCAAAGCTCCGCCGTGGCCATTCTCGATAACGCCGCCGACGAGAGCAATACCCAAGGCGGTTATTCTGTCGTCGTGGCCATGCGAAGGGTCAGCTGGTTGTTCCTTCGCTCGCCCGGTGTGCCCGGTCACAAGCACCCATTCACGCATCTCTGTAACCGTCTGCGGGTCATTGAGAATCAACTCTCCGCTTCTGACCCCAGCCTTGAGCGTTGCAACCATATTGGCGCGCGTCTTCTGGCTCATCCGCCAGCCCCAGACCGCTTGAGGGGCGCTGCTGACCTGCTCGATGTTGATGCGCCGATACCTGTTCCAGTAGTCGAGGTCGCCCAACTTGACGTCCGTGTGGATGCCGGGGCCTTCGATTTCAACCACCATCATGGCTTCGTTGTAGTAGCGCCCCAGGGCGTTGGCGTCGTGGGCAAGCAGGTCAGGCTCAATGCGGCCATGGAGGATGGCAACCTGCTCCCATGTGTCGTTTCGTATCACCTGGGCGCACGAGAAGTCGCCGTTGGGCTTGCCGTAGGAGGCGTCCACGCCAATCGAGTAGGCCACTCCGGGTTCTGGTGGGTGAAACACCTTGACTGGCCCGTCCGGGCTGTCCGTCAGAATCGCCTGCTCTCCGTCCCACTCGATGAAGCATCTTCGAGGCTGTTTTAGCTTGAGGATGCGGTCTTCGGAGCGGTCGAGCGCCTGGAGGTCGAATACCACCCGCCCGGATGTGATGAATGCCTCATCGGGGGTGGTCGGATACTCCTGGTGAAACAACTTGAGCGAGCCAGCGCATTCGTCTGCCAGCACCTGGCGGCGCCACTCCAGTTGCTCTGCCTCGGCTCCGAAGCGGTCAACGAGCTTCTTTTCCTCGCTGTCGAGGTGCTTCATGTAGTAGGCGTGCTCTGCCGGGTCGTCGCCGTTGTGGATTTCAGCCCGGTATTTCGGGTGCTCCATCCATGACAGGAAGATGGGCAGGTAGGACGAGTTGGACGCTCTTGGGTCTGTCATCACCCATTCGAGCTTGCCACTCTCGCCCCTCACCATCTCCCAGCCACGCGCCGCCTCACGCCAGAACTTGTGGAACCAGTTGCCGTGACCGTTAGCCGTGGACTCAACGAGCACAAACGAGCCCGGTTCCTTCGGCACGGCGTTTTGGATACCACCCCAAAACCTCTCCGGCTCTGACCAGAACGCTGCCTCGGATGCGTGTACCGCATGGTAGGTGCCTGACCTGCCCTTTCCGGCCATCCGCTTGCTGGTGCCGCCCAGTGCAGCTGTCTTCACAATGAGGCGGGAGCCTAACCCAGGCTCCTTCTTGCGCCCCTTGACGTTTGGGTTGTCGAAGACGATTTCAGTCTGGTTGAACTTTTCAGTCGCTGGCTGTAATGCCTGCGGCAGTGACTCGTAGTAGAGCCTGAACATGCGGAAGATGTTCTCTACGGCGTCTTCCTCGTGGGCCACAATCATCGAGGTGGCGTCTCTGAAGAAGGCCGTGCGCCAGAACAGGAGCCCCTCACACTCGGTGGATACGCCCATTTGGCGACCCTTGAGGATGATGGCTCTGACCGGCTTGGCGCTCGCCTGCTGCTGGCGGATGATTCGATAGAGGCGCTTTTGGGCAAAGGTCCAGTTGTTGAACCGTGACCGCCCGCCCTCTTTGTTGCGAATCCAGAGCATGTCGTGCATCAGAAACGCCGGGTTTCGGCGAATCAGGGTGACGATGGTCTCCAGCAGTTTGCGCTGCCCCTCGTAGCTTTCCGGGGGCTCCTGCTGCGCTTTGCGGTACTCGACATAGGACTGCTGGTCGCTAGGGCCGATATACCATGGGAAGGCAACCGCCAACTAACGTCCCCGTAGCTCTTCTGGCTTGATGCGGACGTTTCTGGACTTGTCGTACTTGGAGCCACGCAGCCTGTCGTGCTCGACCATGCGCCTGGCGGGGCCGGAGGCGTACTTGCCCCTTTCCTGCGAGGCAGCGGTGAAGTTGATGGCCTTGTCGGCGCAGAGCGGGTTGTTGTGAGTGTCCTTCGCCGGGCCGCAAGCGTACTTGCCGCGCTGCTCGTCGGTCTTCACGTCGAGTTGCTCAATGTCGCCCTGTGCCATCACTTCCCCCTGAACATTCCGGTGTTGTCTGGGTCGTAGGCGCCCCTGGGGTTGAAGCGTTGCTGCCGACTCTTCGCCTTGCTCTGCGGGGACCTGCGGAACTTCGACTTCCTCTTGGCTCTCCATCTCACGTAGGCGTCTGGGTCGAACGTCTCTGCCAGGTCGCCCGTCACTACACCGTCGCGCTCCATTGCCAAAAAAGCCGCCTCGCGTGGGTCGCCTGCCTTCCCTTTGCGGGCCTTTCCTGCCATCACTCCCCCCTTACGTTATCGGGCTTGCCAGGACGTACACCTTCTGCGTGCCGCTCGGTGCCCCTGTGCCTGCCGTGCCGCCAGCAGTGACGCATGCCATAGAGACAGCCGGGTCGAACGCAATGCCCTCTGGGAAGGCGTAGCTTCGCTTCACGCTGGCGGGGCACATTAGAACCATGTCTGGAACGGTCGTGCCGATAGTCGGGCTGGCGTGGGTGTAGAGCTTGACGTAAACCGCACTGCCGCCGCCGTTGTCTATCTCGACCATGCGGACGCTGACGTCTTCTCCGAAGATGTTGTTGTCTGCATCGGCGCCAGCGTCGTCCTGAACGGCCAACTTGGTGTCGGTGGGGTTGCTTTGCCCCGTTACGGTGAGTGCCATCAGGTTCCCCCGAGCATAATCAGGACCGTGGAATCGTCTGACGTTGAGCCATTACGCACGGTGATGTTTCTTGTTTCAGCGACCAGCTGCATCAGCATCCATCCATTTGCGGCCACTTGCCACTCTTCGGCTGTTGCGCCGTTGCGTGAGACGTAGACCGCCTTCGACGGACGGATGGCAACGAACTGGGTCTGGTAGGCGTCGCTGCCCTTACCGCCAAGCTCCGACGTTGTGTCCAGGTCGAGCGTGGTCCCAGCGCCAACGGTAACCAACCGCTCGCTGATGAAGGACAACGACTGAATCTGGATAGCGCCAGACGTTCTTGCCGGTGAGGGTGACGTGTAGTCATTGGCGGTTTCGGTCCCTTCGACCGTCAGGTTGTACCTGATTTCAGCCATCACTTACCCCTGGGCATGAAGGTGTCGGGAGGCACTACTCCTCGGCCTTCTTCTTGGCCTTCGGCTTCTTCTTGGCCTTCGGCTTGGCCTTCCCCGCGGCTTCCTTTGCCAGTCGGGCCAGAGAGATTCTCTTGCCGTCAGCGTCCTTCGTGTAGCGTCGGGAGCCCATTATCGCTCCGAGGTGATGTGCCAGGTGTCGAAGTACGCATAGTTGGTCGACGAGGCATGGGCCTCTATGCGAGCAATGGCTGCCCAGTCGGTGTCGTTCTTTGTGGCAGTCGCCGAGGCAGTGCGGAACTCTTCGTCGTTGACCTTGCCCACAACAAGGCCGTTCACGACCTTGATTTCCAGGTTGTACCAAGTGTTCGTCACAACCGTGATGCCAGAGTCCACGTCAATGAAGTCCCCAAGCG